GGCAAACTCAAAGTGGGCCGGTGTTAGGTCTTCGAGCTCCTGCCCTGTCAACTCGGCCGCGAAGGCGGAGGCGAGGCAGAGCCCGTTCAACAGGGCGTTCGCGAGCGCCGTGTCGTCGCGGCCAGACGCGTTGCAGACCGGCGCGTCGTATGTAATCGTCACCCCCTCCTTGCGGACCTTGCACTTGCCCTTGGGCTTCCTCCACACGTCGATCGCCCTCCAGAGGAGAGGGGCGTCAAGTCGGGAGAAAACCCGGGCGTACAGCCCCTCGATCAGAGCCCAACTCTCTGCCGAGTGGGTTGCATCGAAGGCTGAGTAGTCCGCGAAGAAGTATGACTGGCACGCGGCGTTGCGCTGCAGCCACTGGTCGAGGACCTCCGGGGGCGCTGACCCGTAGAAGATCCAGTTGTCCACGTGCCAGACCTCCTTGAGCCTCTTTGTCAAAGGCTTGAGGTAGGGTCCGGCGTCGAGATGCGTCTCGTCGTGGGGCGCTTGAATGAGGCGGGCCACATAGCGGGCCTCACTCGCGTAAGGCACCGCTCCAACGGGCTTAAACCAAGGCAGCTTCTCGGTCTTGACAAAGGCCGAGATCAGACCATAATCCCGATGGGGCTCGCCCCGCTCGGTGAGCTTCTTCCAAGCCCGCACGAGCTCATGGCGGCGTCGGCTGTCGGTGTAGGACTTGAGCCACTCCCACGTTTCCATGGGGTCCAAGGGCTCAAAGAATCCCCTCAAAAGACAGTCGGCGTTGCGCGCCAGGGCGTCAAACGCCGCAGGCACTGGTGGCACCCGCTCCGGAAGCTCCTTGAATATCCTGAAGAGGATGGCCTCTAGAAGCGGCCGGGGTCCCACACTGGAGCAGAAGGGGTAGGCCCCGTTGAGGCCAACGCCCAAGAGCCGCGGGCCCCTCCGGACCCTGGGCTCCATGGACAGGACGTCTTGGAGTGTTGACCCCTTGACGACCACCCTCCTGCACCCCCAAGTCGCGACCCCCGATTTCAACGGGGGGTGCTGACTATCCATGTTGACCACGCCCGTGTAGCGGATGGTGATCGCGCTCGAGCAGACGTGGCAACCAAGACGGACAGCACGGACGAGTGGATCACCGTGCCTGGTGGACTGACAGGCTGGGCAGAGCCTGCCGGGCATTCTCGACGATGATGAGCCACCACAAGAAAAACAGCGGCAAGGACGCAGGCCACCGACGCGGGTAAGGGCCGCCAAGCCCCCGACACGCGTCATTGCGGTCAGGGAAAGGACGGACGCAGCCCCTGGGGCGTCGAAGGTTGTTTCCTGGCGCTTCTGCTGCTCGTTGTACATCGTGGCGCATGCGTGGAGC